TGGTGGTAACTTGGCCGCTGGAACTTATGCTCCAGATGCAACAACTGCCACAGTTCACAAGTATACCTTAACTGGTAACGTGACTATCAATGCGTTGACTAATCCTGTAACCGGAACTAACGTAACATTGATATTAACACAGGACGGAACTGGATCAAGAACATTAACCAGCACTATGAAATATGCCAATGGATTTAAGACATTGTCAACATCGACCAGTGCAATTGATCTAGTTACTATATTCTATGATGGGTCACAATACTTGGCTAGTTTAACTAGAGGATTTGTCTAATGCCAGCATTTAGTAATAAACTTGGATTAACCAGAGGGGGCCTGAGACCGTGGACCCCCAATGACTTAACTGTTAAACCATATCTATGGTATGATGCCAGTAGTGCTACTACCATTACCTTAAGTGGTTCTACTGTTACAGCAGTTAGCAATTTAGGAACAGCAAGTGCTACATTGACTGGAACTGGTGCCATTACCAATAGTGTAACACAAAATGGTCTTAAAACATTTGGTATTGATAATACCAGCGTAACACAACGATTGGTAAACACATCAATAAGTTTGACTGGCACGACCAGCACTACTTTTTCTGCTCACCTTAATAATCCTAGTGCAACTGGACGTATTATATACGGTCGTATTTTTAGTTTTGTTGCCGCTGGTGTCAATGATTATGCGGCTGATTCGGGATTTGGTTTCTTATATTTCCCTACTTGGAATTTATATTATTATAGAAACAATGCAGGTATAGGTCCATCTATTACCGGTTTAACTAACACTTGGTTAGTAGCAGGCACACGCCGAAATGGCACCGCTGTTATTACACAGGTCAATGGTGGAACTAGGACTACAGGCAGCACAGCCGCAGGTGCTTATAATGCAACACAAGTTCGTATTGGTAATGATGCCAATGCGGCAGACTCTGGTATGCGTGGTAACATAGGTGAAAATATACATTTTAACTATGCCCTAAGTGATGATGACTTTGATCGCGTTACAGGATATCTTGCGTGGAAGTGGGGTCTACAGGGTAGTTTGGCTGCAACACATCCTTATAAGAATGGTGCTCCATACAATGAAACTCCTGCTGATTTAACAGTCAATATTGCATCAACTGGTTCAGTCAATGTATTCTTATTAGATGCTAACAGTGACAGCACATTTAGTGATTTGGGTGGTAACACATTAGCCATTACTAAGTTTGGAACTGTTAATTACAGCACTACAATTCCATTTGCTAGCAGTTCATTGAATAGTGCAAACTTTGGCACAGGTTCAGGTTACTTGAAACCAGCAGTAAATTCAGTATTTGCATTTGGCACAGGTAACTGGACAGTTGAATGCTTTATCTATGTAACAGCCCGACCAACTAGTAGTGGTCTAACTCCGATATTTGACAGTGAAGCCAATGCCAACGGTGGCCGTCCTGACAGTATTATCATATATCTAACTGCTACTGGTATCCTACATGCTTATCAAAACGGTGCGGCACAATTGACCAGTGGAGCAAACGTAGTAGCATTGAATACTTGGACACACGTGGCAGTTGCACGTAATGGTTCAACAACCACAGCATATTTTAATGGAACCAGTGTTGGTAGCACTACCTACTCTTGGTCTAGCATGGCTGGTAACAATGGTAACCTAGGTATTGTCAACAACGTAGGTTCAGCATCAAGCCAATATGGTATTAGTGGACTAATGAGTAATGTAAGAGTAACCAAAGGCACAGCAGTCTATACTGCTAACTTTACTGCTCCATCATCAGATCTATCAGCAAGTTAAGGAAATATTATGCCCTGGATAAAAGACAATGTCAGTTTACATTATGTTCCACCCGAAGTCACAGTAGATGGCAAGACCTATACTGGACCAGAGGTCACTGATGAACTATTAGCACAGGCAGGTTGGGTATTTGAACAAGAAGAAATTATTCAAGACCCAAATGTTCTTAAAATATTAATGGGTGATGTATGATACATGTTTGGACCACTACAACCAACTGGGCACCAATGACACACTTTGTCATTGCACCAGATCGAATCGAAGAATATACTCAAACATATCTTCAAGGCACTGACTTAGATTTCCTAACACATGGTGTTAACGAAGGTTGGGCCGCACCAGCCGATGATGAAGGAAACCCATTATGACCGAAACTACAGAATTAGAACGAACAAGCCTAGAAGCACACGTAGACCTATGTGCTTTAAGATATGGTCAATTAGAAGAAAGATTAGGCAAAGTTGAGACGAAATTAGACCTATTATCCGCCGAGATCATTAAAATGAGACAGGATTTTTTCAAGATCATGATCGGTAGTAGTGCTAGTGTTATCGTGGCAATAATCGGGGCCGTTGCAACCATTTATCATTAATCGCGGTTTGTCCATTCTATAAGTAAAAGATGGACAAACAAGCATTACAAGAATTCTTAGATCTACATGGCGAACTTCGAGCACGTGGTGTTTGGGCTAAGAATCTTAAAAGAGAAATCAATCACAATGAAGAAACATTGAGATGGACGCCTAAGCCCAAAGAAAAAGCCTGTGAGGATTGTGAACTCACAGTAAAAGATCGTATAATAGAATATAAGTTGATCAACATTGGACAACCCAATCAACGCTATCAGAAGAAATGTTCGGAATGTAAGCAATATTTGGGTCGTTCTAAGTCAATAGACTAAATATTTTTGTGAGTGGGCGTATCAAACTCCTTTAAGGCTGTCAATTCTTAATGGAATTCCTTGTTTTATAATTGCCATTTATATTCTCAAAAACCCCACTCATATCTTTCAATTTAGTTCAAACTTGAAGACGGAAAACCCTAGTGCAATACTAGGGTTTTTTTATGGCTAAAATTCCGATATTATAGACCTGATATTTTGTGTTATACTAAATAACATTGAATGGCAATTCACATAAAATTAAGGAAATATAATGCAAAATTCACAAAAAAATCTTACAATTGGTGTAGGTTATAATAATACAGATAACAAAGATAATAAAGAAAATAAAGATAAAGCATGTCGAACTAATAATGCTTTTTCTCTTTCTTCGTCTGGCAAAGAGGCTTACGCCTCTTTCTTCCCGGAAGAACCAATATGCGGGGAGACCCCATCTCGGGCGGAGCCGGACTTGCCTCAGTGTAATTCACAACCTACACCAATTCTAAATGAAGACCTGGTCAAAAGAGCAGTAATTCAACTTTTTGATAATGGTGAAACCAGTAGTCAACGTTATAAACTAAAACTTAAATTCAATCTGCTAGATGGGGAAAATCCGGAGTTTGTTGCAAGTCTAACCAAAGACATGCGTAATTTTATGAAGTATATTCCCGAGGATGGTAAAGATGATGTTGTTCATTTTGCCAAACAAATTACTGCAAATATTAAACATCAATTTAACAGCAAACCTTATATTGGTAAGTTCCATTTGAATCAAGGTAAAGGTAGACATATTCATAGTCAAACTGAACCTTATACTGCTGTAGCAGTTTGGTGGGATCCAGAACATAAAGCATGGGCAGGAGTTATAATGTTTTATGATTGGATGCATCAATTTGATCTATTCAGCGAATATATAACAGATGCACAAGCCAAAAATGGTCTTAAAGGTCAAAGTCTTTTTATTAATCCTAAACATGATACAAGAGTAAGACCAAAGACCTGGGCAGAACAAAGGGGATTTTAATGGCTAAAATGAATTACAATCGACCTAACAATGGTTATGAAGTTTTAACTGGAGGTAATGGCGGTTCATTAAAAACTGGCAAAAATCTCAATAAACAATTTGATCAATGTGACATATTAAAAAGTCGACATGATGATCATCCCAGTAAATTAATCATCAAAGATAATAAACCCTTTTTATATTGCGTTCAGTGTCGAGAAAATATTGTGCAATTATCTTGGCATATCTATAGAGATGTTAAAAAAGCCCTAGAATCGGGATCAGTATAAATAATACAGAAGGAGTAATATATGGCACATCCATTATTCAACAAGTGGCGTAACATACGACAGGTATGTTTCAATCCCAACAGCCCGGGTTATACTAAAGACAACTATTGCTATTGGGGTGATAGCAAGAGTTTCTATAGGTATGTAGAAAATAACCTAGGCTTACCACCTACATCCACTGCTAAACTAGTTCGTAAGGACATTAATAAAGGTTGGCAACCAGGTAATTTAACCTATATGGAACCTAAAGATCACAGCAATTACATGCCAGGTAATTGTGTATGGATGACCTATAAGCGTAAGACACAGAGTCTTAGACGTTGGTCAGAAGCCACAGGTATTCCTTATGTGACCATTTGGAATAGATATCACTTAGGTTGGCCACCTAAGTTTGTTCTAAGTCAAGAACGTTATGGTTATGGTAGGATGCCCGCTCTATGACTAGGCCTTACAAACCTAGGGGATTCAAGTATCCCGATCCAATCGAACATGAACAACACATTGCCTGGCTACGTGCCCGGGCACAGGAACACTATCTTGGTCGTGAATGGAATATCACCATAGAAGAATATATGGAGATATGGGGTCGTGATCTGTGGCTACGTCGTGGTCGCAAAAGCAATGATCTAAGTCTAGCACGAATTGATTGGAACAAGCCTTGGAGCAAGGACAATGTGCAGATCATCACACGCTATGAACAGGTGCAGATCAGCAATCAAAAACATTATAATATAAGACATGGAAAATCCCTTTAACGATTTTGACCCATATGACATGTTGCAAGAACTAGCACGTCAAAATGCTGAACTGGCAGAGCAGTTTCAAATGATGGTCAAAAATCAACACGCACTTGCCGCCGCACTGAATGATCAACACAGCCAAATAGAACAGCAGACAAGAAAAATACAACAGATGCAACTGATGATATTCAACTACCTTAGAGGAACACCAAATGAAAAAGAAAACAGCCGCCCTACTAGATAACACCCAAAAGAAACTCTATCACATAGAAATAGAATGCACCACTGGCAAGAAAGCCAGCATGATATTTCAAGATAAAGAAATGAGTGTTATGACCTACAATACCATAAAGAACGCAGGCATATTCTGCGGACAGTGGGTCAAAGATATTACAGTTTGGGAATCAGATGACACTACATTCCTTGCCACATAATGGTTGGCACTTCTGTGCTGATCATCATAGAATAGGTGCAGGTGTCAGCATGGATGATTTTAAGAATAATCCAGATGCACAATGGGATATGAACATGTGTGGCTTTTGGGTGCGTCCAGAAAGTAAATTATTTGTTTGGCTAGCACTCAAAGGAGTTGAAATGGGTCAGGTGTGGCATAAAACACACACTGGACCAGACTGGCGTGATCATGATTGACACGGCCTAGACTTTTCTATATACTAATAACATGCTTTGCAGATAGTTGCTTAAATCTGCTTACTCAACCAAGGAGATAGAGATGAAAGTGTTAAAGAACAAGACTATTACAGTCTACCCAAAATCAACTGGTGCCAATACCCAGTATTATGATATGGAATCAGCAGACGAAGCCTATGTATACAATTGGCTCTACAGACTGCAAAGTGACATGGGTGAACTATGCACCTATGATCCAGAACTGCAACGTGATTGGTTCAAACGCCGTCCTGGACAATTCCCCAAAGGCAAACAAGGCCCTAACAGTTACGCAAGTATGTTGGGTGGTATTTGCTCTGCCAAAATACAAAATGCCAACAAGAATCTCAGTGAAGCACAGTTGGATGCAGTAGAACACCTGTTTACCATTATTGCAGACTACTATTCAGGTGAAGAAACGCCACCCGAATCAATCCGCTTTACTAAAAAACTTTTCTCAGAGGTATAATATGTTTTTAACACGAGAACAAACTGATTTGTTGACCGCAGAACAATGTGAACAACACCTAAAGAAGATCAGTAAAACCTATAATCTAGACAAACCATTAACAGAACAATGGCAACTAGTTTGGCCCGATCTTGATGAAATAGTCAATACAATACTTTACTTGGAAGATCAACTAAAATATCTACAACAAAGTGAAACAATGACCAGAGTAAATCTAGCACGTTGGGCAGATAAGAAAGAATTAGAATGACCCAGCATACAGAACCCAATGGATGGAAGTTTGTTCACAAAACATTCTTTCAAACACGTCCGGATCTATTGGCACAAATGAAAAACAATCCAGATGTGCAATATTCAGTAGAACATCATGTCTATTGGGTGCGTCCAGAATCAGCAACACATACCTTGTTGATATTGGCCAATGCATTTCCCACTATACCCCCTTACACGGGTGGTGGACCAAGTGTATTAGGTATTCCTAGAAATCAATTACGTTAAGGTTCTAACATGAAATTAATTATTAGTCTATTAGCCGTAGTCGTATTGTCAGGTTGTGCCGCAGGATGTCCTAGTGGATTTTGCCCCGGACAGCCAGCATTTGAACTAGTGGCCAACTATTATGATCGTCGTGATCCATGCCAAGGTGACTATAGATCATCAACAGCAGAACGCCGAGCAGAATTGGGACGAGCAGACAACTATACACGCCCTGATTGGTGCTTTGCATCCCGTGGTAAAAATATCCGAATTGATAGGAATGCCAGCCCTAACTCCTATACAATTACTAAATACTAATAACAATAAAAAAGTTTCGTTCATATTAGGCCCCTTTATCCGGGGCCTTTTTTTATGGTCTATAAATAATGACATGGACCAATCCAATAGTATTCCCACCTCCGATGAACAGCCTGAATATGATCTAGTGCCACTGCCACCTGAGGAACCCGTTAATCCCAGCAAGACTGGTAACAAACCTAAACGACTCAAAGCCGTTGAAGCATATGGATATGAAATAGGTCGAGGCTTACGCAAGAAGGTTGTAACCCCAGAAGACGTATATAAATTGGCTGCAATTGGCTGCAATAACAATGAAATAGCACGTTGGTTTGACATTGATGAAAACACACTGACCTACAACTTTAGCGATATCCTAGCAAAGGGTCGCGAGGATGTTAAGATGGCTCTTAGACAGGCCCAACTTAAACTAGCACTGGGTGGCAATGCTGTCATGCAGATATGGCTGGGTAAGAACCTATTAGGACAAAGTGATAACCCTGTAGGCAGTGAAGCCAATGCTCCATTACCTTGGTCAGACGACGAATAATGCCACTTAGTCCCGCACAACAAACAATAGTAGAAAGCCCACAGCGATTTAAGGTAGTAGTTGCTGGCCGACGTTTTGGTAAAACACATCTAAGCATACGTGAACTCTGCTATCACGCACGTATTCCAGATAGAGAAATATGGTATGTGGCCCCTACGTATAGACAAGCCAAGATGATCACTTGGAAGAAACTACGTAAGAAGTTATTAGAACTTAAATGGGCACAGAAGATCAACGAAACAGAACTATCAATCCTACTTAAGAACGGTAGCACCATAAGCCTTAAAGGAGCAGACAACTATGATTCACTTAGAGGTATTGGCTTGGATTACTTGGTCATCGATGAATTTGCAGATATCGATCCTGAAGCATGGTATGAAACTCTTAGACCTACCCTGGCAGACAAACAAGGTGGTGCTTTATTCATCGGAACCCCAAAAGGACTCAACTGGGCACACGATCTATATACGCAGGCGTTAGACTACCCTGAAGAATGGGCATCATTCCAATATACCACAATTGAAGGTGGCAATGTTGCACCAGAAGAAATAGAAGCAGCCAGACGCAGCCTAGATGAACGCACATTCCGCCAGGAGTTTATGGCAAGTTTTGAAACATTCAGTGGCCGTGTGTTCTATGCATTTGATCGTAAGTATAACCTTAGAGTGTGGGAAGATGCAATACCACAAGAACTACACATAGGCTGTGACTTTAACTTGGATCCCATTACAGCAGTAGTGGCCATCAAGTTGGGCACAACACTACAGGTCATAGATGAAATAAAGATATTTGGGAGTAATACAGATGAATTGGTCGATGAAATTAAAACTAGATTTCCACAAAAAACTATTATTGTTTATCCAGACCCAGCAGGGGCTGCTAGAAAAACGTCGGCTGGCGGTAGAACAGACCATACAATCCTTAGAGCGGCAGGATTCACAGTAAAATCACCACATGGACACAATGCTGTGCGTGATGGAATCAACGCTGTTAATGCTAAACTACGCAGTTCTGCAGGTATTACAAGTCTCTATATAGACCCCAAGTGTAAATACGTTATTGAGTGTCTTGAGAAGCAGACATACAAAGAAGGCACCAGCATACCAGATAAGGATAGCGGGTTTGATCATATGAACGATGCACTTAGATATATGACAGACTATCTATTCCCCATTAGGCAACCAATACAAAGACCTCCGGTTGCAACCTGGGGACATAAACTCGCTAGAGTATAAAGGACAATAAACAAATGAGTAATCAAACCCTATTAGACGACTATAGAGCACTTAGTTCAACACACTGGCTTTATACAAGGAACCGTGACCGTTGGCAATTTCTATATGAATCATATGTAGGTGGTGAAGAATATCGTCGTGCTGGACACCTAACCAAATATGTGTTAGAAACAGAAGGTGAATACAATGCACGTCTACAGAATACACCGTTAGACAATCACTGCCAAAGTGTTATTGCAACCTATATCAGTTTCCTATTCCGTGAAGAACCAGATCGTGAATTTGAATCTTGGGAAGGTCAACCTGATGTAGAAGACTTCCTTAAAGATGCAGACATGGAAGGTCGTAGTTTTGATGCATTTATGAAACAGGCCGCAGTATGGTCTAGCGTATTTGGTCATGCTTGGGTATTGGTCACAAAGCCTTATGTAGGTGCTGACACACTGGGACAAGAACAAGCCATGGGCATTCGTCCATATGTTAACCTAGTAAGCCCATTGGTAGCCAGTGATTGGCGTTGGGAACGTAGCCCCAATGGCCGCTATGAATTGGCCTACTTCAAATATGTAGAAGAAGTTATTGACAAGATCACTGTGATCAAAGAGTGGACCAAAGAGTCTATTAAAACTTGGGTCATGGATGATGTTAAGAAAGAAGCATATCTACAGTTAGAAGAAATCAACATGTTGGGCATGATCCCAGCAGTCCTAGTCTACAATCAGCGTGGCATTACCAAAGACATTGGTGTTAGTGATATCACTGACATTGCTGATCTACAGCGTCAAATCTATAATCTAACAAGTGAGAATGAACAGGCTATTAGACTGGATGGACATCCTAGCCTAGTTGTTCCACCTACTGCACAATTGGGTTCAGGTGCTGGTGCCATTATTCAATTGCAAGAAGGCAGTGATCCAGGACTTAATCCCTACTACTTAGAGTCGGGTGGAACCAGTGTTGGTAACATTCACACCAGCATTGACAAACTTATTGAAGCCATTGATCGTATCAGTTTCACAGGTGGTGTGCGTAGCACAGTGACCAAGACTATGAGTGGTGTTGCTATGGAAACAGAATTCCAATTACTCAACGCTAAACTAAGTGAAAAGGCTGATCAAATGGAAGTGGCTGAAGAACAGATATGGCGTCTGTTTGGCATCTATCAAGGACGTGAATGGGATGGTGAGATTGACTATCCATCAAGTTTCAACGTGCGTGATACACAACGTGAGTTTGCACAGTTAGGACAGGCCCGAGCAGCCGCAACCGATCCTAGAGTATTCACAGTAATCGATCATGAAATACTAGAGTTACTAGGTGAAGATCCATTGCTAGTCTTAGGCACCTCTGAATACTTGCCACCCGCACAGATACCTGCTGAAGAGCCATTTGAGCCACACACTATGATTGACCTTGCAACAGGTAAAGAATACATTGCCCGCACAGAACAAGAGCACTTAGATTATGCAGCCATGGGCTATGTTCACAAACAAGAGGAATATTAATATGTCAAACCCATTACCAGTCCGCGGCATGAGAACTGCCAAGAACAAAAAGAAATATCCTAAGCCACCAAAGAAATAACATGCCTATACACAAAGCAACAGGCCCTAAGGGCGGCAAAGGTTATCAATATGGCACACATGGTAAGGTATATCCTACCCGTGCCCAAGCAGTGAAACAGGCACAGGCCATCAAAGCCAGTCAGGCTGCGGCAAAGAAGAAGAAATAACTGCAATATATAATGGTAATATTACTCGTTGAGTAAATAACCGTATGGGTGGCTTGCCACCTAAGAAACAACTAACTCTGAAAGGGAGGTGAGGCTACGATGTCCGACAATACATTGGCTGGTGATGATACTGATTCATCCTTAAACACAAATCAGGTAACAGAGAAAACCTATACACAGAAAGAAGTAGACGATATGATGGCACGCACCAAAAGTGCAGTCCAAAAGCGTGTTGCTTCAAAGTATGAAGACCTAGGCGATCCTGAAGAACTTCGTCAATTGAAAGCAGATTACGAACAACGCAAGTTGGAAGAACAAAAGAAGCGTGGAGAATTTGATTCTATTATCGCTAACTTGGCTGCTAAGAAAGATGAAGAAATACGTAAACGTGATGAGATTATAAGAAATTATACTGTGGATCTTCCATTGGTTAATGCGGCTGCTCAATATGGTTCTGTGAACCCTAGTCAAGTAAAAGCATTGTTAAAGTCTAATGTAAGAATCGGCGAAAGTGGAGACGTTGAAGTGCTTGATGAAAAAGGCACAGTCAGATATTCAGACAAGGGCCAACCTTTCAGAGTAGAGGACTTAGTCAAAGAATTTTTGGATACCAATCCCCACTTTAAGGCCGCTGGTCCTAGCACCACACAGTCAAAGAGTAATGTAAGCCAGTCACGAGAAAAACTAGATATAACCAAACTAGACATGAAAAACCCAGCAGACAGAAAACTATATGCGGAATACCGCAAGACTGCTGGAATAGCCTAACAAATTAAGGAGAATTATTATGGCTGGATCTACAATGACAACCCTAAATGACCTATTGCCAACTATTGTGCAAGAGGCATTATTCGTAGCAAGCGAACGCAGTATCATGCGTGGTCTTGTAAAAAATTATACTTTGGCCCCAAGCCAAGGTAAGACAATTCAAGTTCCAATTTACCCACGTCAAACTGCTGCCGCAGTGACAGAAGGTGATGAAGTAACTAACACCGCTGTGTCTACTGACGTTGCAACATTTGATGTTGCTCAAGTTGGTCTACGCACATTGGTAACTGACATGGCTATCAACGCCAGTGCCAGCAACGTAGTAAGTGACTTAGGTCGTTTATTCGGTGAAGCAATTGCTACCAAAATGGACCAAGACTTGATCGCCAAGTTCAGTGGTTTCACAACCAACACCGTTGGTAACACCAGCACTGTTGTTACTCCAGCATTGTTGATGCAAGCCATCACCAAGTTGAAGAACAACGCTGTTCCAAGCGATGGTTTAGTAATGGTTCTACACCCAAGTATCGCTTATGACCTAAAGGCTAGTTTAACAACTACTGGCAACACTGCTTTTGCGGCTGGTGCATTTGGTCCTACTGCTAACGAAGCAATGCAAATGGGCTATGTTGGTCAATTGTTTGGTGTTCCAGTATTTGAAACATCTAACTTCTCCAACACTGGTGCCGCTGGTGACTACGTTGGTGGTGTATTCCATCGTGACGCTTTAGGCCTTGGCATTATGCGTGACATTCAGATCGAAACACAAAGACGTGCTTCTTATCTAGGCACAGACATCGTTGCTTCCGCAATGTATGGAACTGGTGTCGTTTACGAAGGTTATGGCTGTGCCGCAACTTTCGACTCTAGCGTTCTTTAATCTAGTATAAGGAGATCAGCGATGGCTTTTATTTTATCAAATGGCAATGTAGTAGCATTTGCAGAATATGAAGATGTTACTGCCTGCGATCAAAGGCTTTTCGAAGCCAACGAAGGCATCGCTGTCGACGTCACTGTAGAAGATTTAACCACCAAGGCTACTGCACGTATCCTACAGTTAATTCGTAATACAAGTTGGTGGAGACGCTACTATCTAAGCGAAACTAATGATGCAGGCAGATTGGCTGCTCAAACTCGTTCAACACCTGATGTTCCACTACCCGTTGGTGCGAAGATCAAAGTGCGTAGAGCCGATTTTACTGACCTATGCGTTTATTTTACCCTGTATGAATATTTGTTACCACGAGTAGCAGACTTTTCAGCACAGGACAACGCAGAAGTTCAGAAGATTGGAGTTTACAGAACCAAGTTTGATCAGTTATTTCGTGAACTTATTGATGATGGCACTTGGTATGACTTTGATGGTGATGGAACAGTATCCACACTTGAGAAGATGCCAACACGTCAGAATCTAGTGAGAGCAAGATGAGATCAGAATTACTCACAGCAGTAACCACAGCGATCAGCACACTTACCCAGTTTGCTGTTAGCCTGGAATTGCCTTGGGAACAAAATGGTCAACCCCTGTTCCGTAAGAATATGAAAAAGATCTACTTTGATCGTGATGTCCTTGAGGAAACAACATTATTACCTACCCTGGATAATACTGATGTTATGCAAAATGATCTCATAGTCACAGCATACTTGGCCGTGGATGCTAAAAACACTCCTAGTCAATTAGATGGTGCAATCTCAAAAATATTGGGTGCAAAGGATTCAGTCAGTCTAGTCAACTTCGGATTCGAAAGCGATTATACTGTGGATAAAGATGAAGACGTTCTTGTCTATACTTTCGAGTTTAGAATGAACACAATTAAATAAAAAGGAACAAGCAAATGGCTTATATTAACGTATCAAGTCCTACAAGCAGAGCAGTCCTTCAGATCAGCACAGCGACTATCGCGTCGACTAGCACTGGAGTAATTGTTCCTGCACTACAGGACATCACAATCAATAATGCAATGGGAACATTCAACTGGACACAGTTGGATGAGTCGGCTCAATTGACAGTGGCAACACCTGCTACAAACAGTATTGCTGGTAACATTGTTGTAGATTCTACAACATTCTTTGCCGCAACTACTGGTTTATTTGCTCTTAGCAACAACGCAACATTGGTATACTTCCGTGTATATTTCAATGGTGTTGGATCTGGAGCAAAGTATGTAAGTGGTCAAGGTTATATTACTAACCTAGCACCTACTGTCAATCCAACAGCACCTGTTTGGGTAACACCAATTCAGATCAGTGTTGATGGAGCATTGGCTGCAAGTGCAGTTTAATTAAACATTAAACAAGAAAAAGGCTCTTTGATGGGGCCTTTTTTCTTATCAAGTAAATACAATGGAGGTTAATAGATATGATAGATTTAGAAGATTTGACAAGTAAAGATTTGTTGGAAAGTCTTGAGGCAGAAGTTGCCAAGAGTCTAAATGAACTAGCCCACGCTCGTGGTGACCTAGACAAGATTAATGGACGTTTGAGATTTGCTCTAGCGGCCATTCACATATTAAAAGGTAAAAAGGAATAAAGATATGAAGTTAACACAATTAGTAAAAGCCCCCCAGTTAGTAAAAATTATGCTTGATGATGAAGAAGTCATCAAGGAGTTCGGCGAGAGTTTAGAATTCTGGGTATGGGATCGTCAACCAATCGACAAGTTTGTTAGGTTGGCCACAATGAAGAATGAAGACTTTGGTGAGTTGGTCAAGGCTGTTAATGAAATGGTTCTTGATGAGGAAGGTAACAGTATTCTTAAGTCAGAGCAAGATACACTACCCACTAACATCATGACCAAAGTCATTGGTAAGGTTGTAGAAACATTGGGAAAGTAACGCAAGAGGCTATTGATCCCGATGGTATTGAGATGAGTATGATTATGGCAGTGGACACAATGGCCTCTAGATACGGGATGTTACCCAGTAGAGTGATGCAGGATGCAAACACATTTGACTTGGTAATAATGGACGCTGCCTTAGGTTATCAAAATTATCTACGTGATAAAAATGATCCTAATCATATTCCCGATGTTTCTGAGGATGAATTACTTAGGATTAAGCAGGGGTTATTATGATATCAGTCACAGTAAGTGTTAAGAATACAATGGTCAAAGACCTACAGAAGAAAGCGGCGGCCCTGGCCAAGGTCCCTCAACAGGCCTATACTTTCTTCAAAGCACACACACCTATTGACACTGGTAATGCACGTAGTAGAACCAGTTTGAACAAAGATACCATACATGCGGCTTATCCTTATGCTCGTAGATTAGATCAAGGATACAGTAAGCAGGCTCCAGATGGTATGAGTAAACCAACAGAAGCCTACGTCCAAAAGACAGTAGATCAAATAATAAGGAAGAAATAATATGGCTGATTTAACCTATGACATTAAGGTCAATGCCACAGATGCAGAACGTAATCTAAAAAATCTACAGACCAGTGTTGGTGGATTAAGCACAGCCTTTGACAAATTAAAAGTAGCCCTGGCCAGTATTGCATTTGGTGCGGCAATTAATAATGCTCTACAGTATGCTGATGCTATCAGTGACCTAAGTGATGCTACTGGTATTGCAATTCAAAACATCATCGGCTTTGGTAAGGCTGTTCAAGCCAACGGTGGTGATAGTGAAACAGCACAAAAGGGTATTCTAAGATTAGTTCAGACCATAGGTGATGCGGCCAATGGTAGTCTAGAAGCACAAAATGCTTTTGCTGATGTTGGAGTAAGTCTAAGAGACCTACGCATGTTAAGTGAGCAGGATATTCTTGCCAAAGCCATCAAGGGTCTAGGTAATATAACCAGTGCCAGTGAACAAGCAACATTAAAAGCCAAACTATTCGGTAAGGAATTCCGTAAGGTTGCTGTTGAAGATCTAGGTAATAGTTATGAAATTGCCACACAAAAGAGTTTGGCCTACGCGGCTGCTGTAAAATCGGCTGCTGAAGTGCAGGATAGATTAGATGAAGCATCAGGTAATTTTAAGATTGCCCTATTGGATGTTCTAAAACCAATTAGTGATCTTGCTAGAGATATCAGCACCAATATTGAAACAACAAAGAATTGGATCAAAGCATTATTGGCTATTGGTGCAGTGGTAGTTAGTTTTACATTGTTTGGTAGAATTGCCGCAGGACTACAAGCATTGTTTGTAAGCCTTGCCACTGCTGGTGAAACATTAGGTGCAGTATTTCTTAACATTGCAGTAAGGTTTAGTTCCTTTGGTGCAGGAGTAACCGCAGCCGGTGCATTTGTTCGCAGCCTAATTGCAGATTTCTTTGCATGGTTGGGTGTTATGTCATCCAGCCTGGCTAGATTATTAGATCTAGTAGCCAAGTTAACTGGTTTAGGTGCTGTGTTTCAAAGTGTTGGTGCCATAATGGCGGGCGTTGGTGCTACATTGGTCTTATGGTGGGATGACATTACCAAAAGTATTGGCAATGCCTACGATAAAGCACTGGCATTCTTTGGTATTCAAAATAAAACAGCACCTGTTGCCCAAGGACCTAATGGTGGTGCAGGTCGTGGTGGCAATGCAGAAACCCTACGCTTACAACAACAGCAAGGTGAGGCCATGCGTAGAGAAGCAGAAGCCGCACGTGAAGTTGTTGATGCATTGGCCAAACGTCGTCAAGAAATTGAAAAGACTGCTAAAGCATTCCAATTATCAAATCAAGATCAAATTGCCGCAATTGATTTAGATAGACGTCTAGTTGGTCAAAGTGAACAACTTGCTGAGATTGAAAAGGCTCGTGCTGAAATACAAAAGAGAACACGTGATGAAGTTCAAAAGTTACGTGATGCCAAAGCCGCACTAAGCAAAGATGAACAAGGACTTGCTGGAACTTATGACAGTCAGATTTCTAAGGTTCAAGCACTAGGCAAGGCTGATGAAAAGAGATTAGTTGCCAGTATTACTGGTCTACAGTCAGTTAAGATGTTGGAAGAATTCCGCATTAAGAATCTTGAGAATATGGTTAAGGCCACTGAAGATGCTGAGAAGCGTAGTCTAGCACTAGGTGATGCACAAAGAGCAATTATAGGTCAACAAAAAGACATTGAATTCCAACGCAATACAATTGGTATGGGTGCAATGGAAAAAGAAATTGCCAACATACAGGAAAATGCTCGTAAGGCCGCATTAGAAGCAGGTCGTGCCTATGCCCAGGCATTTGAAGACACTGGTGATGGTATGACTCCAGCAAAGGCACAGGAGTTTGCTGATGGATTGGCTAAGATCACAGAAGGCTACAAAGCCATTGCTGAAGCACAGATTGCCAATCTAGAAGCCAGTAGAAGTTGGGAAGCAGGTTGGAAAGAAGCATTTAAGAATTATGTTGATGATGCCAGCAATGCGGCAAACACAGCCAAAGATATGTTCCAATCTATGACTAGCAATATGAATTCAGCATTGGACAAGTTTGTTGAAACAGGTAAACTTAACTTTAGTGACCTAGCACGTAGTATCATATTAGATCTATTAAAGATTCAATTGAAGAAAGCAGCCGCAGGATTTGTTGGTAGCCTATTTGGATTTGCCAATGGTGGTAGCCCTCAAGTAGGTGTCCCAAGTATTGTTGGTGAACGTGGTCCAGAATTATTTGTGCCTAATGTTGCAGGAAAGATTATTCCAAACAATCAACTTGGTAGTTTAGGTGGTGGCGGTGCTGTGGTTAACAATTATACCTACAATAATAATGTTACTGCTATGGATGCCAAGAGTGTTGCACAGTTGTTCTATGATAATAGACATACAATGTTCGGAACAGTAGAAGCGGCTAAAAAAGAAATGCCAATGAGGAGATAATATGGCTGGTTTACAAGATATCATAAACAACGCAACGACATTGCATATCAATCGTCGTAAAATGGTTGGCATTCAATATAGCCGTAACCAAATTGCCAAAGTAGGTGAAACACCCACACGTAACCCTTGGCGTTTTACAGTCAAGCATGATCGTATGATTCCATATGCACAGGCTCGACAGTTGATTGAAGAGTTAGACACATTGGATCGTGCTACTCCACAACAGATCACAATGAGCAATAACACTGCATTAAGTTTTCTATTTGCCTATCAAGGTGTTATGAATGCCGCACAAATAAATGCATTGAGAGTAACCAGTTTCAATGGTAACCAATTGGTGTTAAACTCATTGACTAACATTACCCCACAGGCTATAATGTTTAAGAAGGGTGACTTTATACAACTTGCAGGACATCCTTATCCATTCACAGTCACTGCGGATGTCACAAGACCACTCAGCGGTGATACGGTTACTATAACTACTCACAGAGGAAACTTCATCAGTGACAGTGTAGTTGGTAACAGTTTAATTGTTGGCAATGCCGTAAACTTTTATATGTTATGCACCAACATGCCAAGTTACACACTACAACGTGGTGGAGCAAACGCATTGATAACCTTTGATGCTGACTTTGAACTATATGAATATACAGGATTAGAACTATGAGCACTATAATTCCAGAAGTTGTAGCAACTCCAAAAGTTAAGAGTGCGGAGTTTATTAAATTAACTGTCAATACCAGCACCTATACTTTTAGTTCAAGTTATCGTGCAGAAACAATCAACGGACAAAGATACACTCCAGTTGGCGGTCTACTACAGATTGGCCAACAAAACCGGGACTTAAGAGCGACATCAGCGGATACTACCATATCACTAAGTGGACTAGACCCTGATAACATTTACCTTGTATTAGGACAACCTATTAGAGGTAGTGAAGTAGAGATCTATCGTGGTTTCTATACAGCACAAGACATATTAAGCACAGCCACAGTGGTCAAACGATTCACAGGCATTGTAACCAGTTATAACATCAGTGAAGAATTTAACAATGAAGCAAACGCGGATTTATTCTCAGTAAGCATCAGTTGTTCAAGTTATAAGACTGTATTGGAAAACAATGTAGGTGGACGTAGAACCAATCAAGACACTTGGGATTATTGGTATGCGGGCACAGATACTTCAATGGTCAATGTATCTAAACTTAACGGAGCGTATTTCGACTTTGGAGTTCCTGTTAAATGAAAATAAGAATAGCCGATAAGTGGGATACTATTGCTATCATCGATATGCTCAAGCATTATCGTCTAGCAACCCCATGGGATCGTTTGGCCCGTTGTGATAATGAACCACACATCAGAGGTCTACTACAACATGTCTATGCTGGTGCAGGTGTGATATTCCTTGCTGAAAAGGATGACGAGGTAGTGGGCATGTTGGTTGCACTTAAGAACAACAACATATGGGATCCAGACCTTTGGGTAATGGATGAACTATGCTATTGGGTAGAACCAGAACATAGGGGCAGCACAGCAGGCTATAGATTAATCAAAGCCTATGTAGAATATTGTGATTATCTTGTTGAACAAGGTAACATTGAAAGTTATACAATCAGTAAAATGATTAATAGTCCAGATTTAGATTACGCTAAGTTTGGATTTACAAAATTAGAAGAACAGTGGAGGAATACAGAATGCCAGCAACCATGATAGCGGCCTACTTTTTTACAGCAGGCACAGTGGCCTATTATGCAACAGTATTGGCTGTGCGTCTTGTAACCACTTTAGTAATTTCTAGCATTATTGCCAAACGTATGGGTGATCCAGGTGATCCAGGCGTAAGTGGTGCAAGCCTAGGCAATCGTGTGCAACTACCACCAGCCACTGATAACAAAATTGGTGTTGTCTATGGTAGTGCTTATATGAAACCCATCATCACTGATGTTAAGATATCCACTGATCAAAAGACCATGTGGTATGTCACAGTATTCAGTGAAGCCATGGACACGGACGCTATCGGAACATTTAGTTTCGGTGATATCTATTGGGGTGACAAACTATTGACCTTTGATGGCACTGATCTTACCAAGGTAGTAGGATGGACTGACAGCAGTGGACAAAATGATACCAAAGCCTCTGGCAAATTAAACTTCTATCTATATCGTGATGGCAGTGAGAAACCAATTAACACAGATCTAAAGGCTTGGCAAGTCCTACAAGATTCAGGTATTGCTGAAGCCAATCGTTGGGATACCAGCAAAAAAATGACAGGTTTAGTGTTTGCCATTGTTAAATTAAGTTATGATCAGGATGCAGGCATTACAGGTCTTGCTGATATTTCTGCAGTGATTACCAATTCATTGACCAAGCCAGGATCAGTGATCAAAGACTATCTAATGAACACACGTTATGGTGCAGGACTTGCCATTGAGCGTGTCAATACTGCAAGTCTAACAGCCTTAGATACCTATAGTGATGAAACAATTTCTTACACTAACATTAACAATACAACCAGCACAGCACCACGTTATCGTATAAATGGTCCTATTGATACCACAAAGAACTTTCTTGATAATCTAAATCAATTGGCAGACTGCTGTGACAGTTGGTTAAGTTTCAATGAGAAAGAAAACAATTGGGCTATTGTTATCAATCGTAGTGTCTATGATCTAGATCCAACTGGTGCGGCCATTCCTATTATTGACGCTACCAATATCATGGGTGGCATTAATATAACTCCGATGGATTTGAATCAAAGTTATTCCAGCGTAGAAGTGCAATTCCCTAACACACGTCAACGTGATCAACCAGGTTACTATAGACTTGATATTGAAAGTTTTCCTAATATTGTTCGTTCAGCCAATGAACCAGATAACAGCCTAAGCATTGCATTGCCATTCACTAATAACATTGTTGAAGCACAATACATTGCTGGACGTAGATTATTACAAAGTCGTGAAGACCTAAGTGTAACATTCACTATGGACCACAGTGGTATCCAAATTGATGCTGGTGATGTTATTGCCATTACACATGAACGTTATGATTGGGAAAACAAGTTCTTCCGTGTTAATCAAGTTCAAGAAGGCAAGAATGAAGATGGAAATCTTTATGCACAGATCACAGCCAGTGAATATAATGATGGCGTTTATGATGACGATAATATAGATCTACAAGATTTTACATTGGATCTAAACACAGGCATTACTGATCCTAATTATTTGGCCAGTCCATATGCCCCATACATTACTAATCAATCGCCAAATGCGGCTGTTCCTAGTTTTGATGTAAACAATGTGGTGCCAGCAGGCGGCACAGTGGTTGCTGTGGAATATTGGTATGCTACCACTGCCACTATCAATCTAAACAATTATACCCTATATCAAACTGCATTACCTAGTAGCAGTAGCATATGGGCCGCCAACACCACAGCCACTATCACTGTTAGTGGACTTGGCCTAGGTGATTATTATTTTAGAACACGCTTGGTTGGTCTAAGACGCAAGAGTGAATATTCATCACCAACTGATGTGATCAATTGGTTACCAAACCCTATTGGAACCTTAGTTGGACAAAACTTCCAAAGTGAATTTGTTCCCAACACCCTAACTGTGCGTAGAGATACTACCGGCACAGTTTATTATTCTTCAGCAGTGGCTAGACTCTATGGTCAAAGTGGCGGTGCATTGATCAACTATTCTGGAGCAACCAGTGACGTTGATGCCCGCTTTGTCAATAACTCATGGCGTATTGGTGCAACAACCAGCACATGGTTACAGGGTATTACTACCGATGGTCTAACAATAACCTTATCTACCAGCACGGTGGTAGATGCTGGAGTCAATGCACAATTTAATTCACCTAGTTTTGTCAACACTGTCACAGGTGGCACAATGGTTGTGCCTGTTCGTTATAAGAATTCATTAGGACAGGTTTATCAAGGTATTCCTGCATCACAAAAGTATCAAGTGTTAAGTGATGGTATCAATGGAACTAATGGATTTAATGGATCTGCTGGCACCGGAACAAATGGATTAAATGGCTTTGTAAACTTTGCCTATATACCAATTGGTGTTGAACCAGAAAGTGCTAACAATGCACAAAAGACTGCGGCTTGGATCAGTGCTGTAAATCGTGAACCTGTGTATAATGACAACGGAACATTCTGGGGTCCTACCACACATAAGAATTACAGTTATTATGGAACTAGCACACAATGGACTTCGGCAACAGTATTCATCGATGGTGACCTAGTATCAACCGGAACTATCCGTGGTGCGGCCCTAGTTGCTGATGCTATCTATGGTAAGACATTCCAAAGTAATAATGGTTATGTGGGCAGTTACGGCAGTCCAGGAACTTGGATTGATGGCAATAATGGTAATGCACGTTTTGCCGGCACAATGAACATTGGCAATAATTTAACCATTGGCAATAGTGCTACAATTGGTAACAGTTTAACCATTGGAACATCGGCATTTATTGGATCAAGTTTAACCATAGGTGATGATTTACGTGTAGGTAACAATGCCACAATTGGTAGTGATGTTTATATTGGCAATAACTTAACTGTTGCTGGTCTAATCACCAATGGTGCATTGGGCATAGGTGTTGTTACCAGTTCAACATTGGCCACCGATGTTCGTGCATTGATTTCAGCAGGCACTGGTGGAACTACGGGCACACAATTAGGCACACCACATATAGCCGCTAGCAATAGTTGGAATAGCACACAATATGATTGGCATTGGACCAGTGGATTCAGTGTAGGATTCTGGAGAACAATAGGTTACAGTGATGGACTAGATGCACAAGCGGGCTCTGGTAGCATTACTGTAAGTTATAGTTGTAGCAACCTAAGTATTACTGGTGCACCAGCCTATCCTAATGGTCCACAGTTCTATTTGTTTATGAATTATACACCACAGATGGGATCTACACCACAACTTGTCTTTATTCCTGCAGGCGGAAGTCCATTACCTTCAGGTGCCACATCAGGAACAGGCAGTAGTGTTTACCCTCAATTTGGCGATTATCCTTGCGGCACCAGTGGCGGCACCAGTCATACTGGACCATACAGTCTAAGTGCAACATTCAATATACCAAGTAGCAAGACTAATGTTGTCATAGGTGTAGGTTTCTTCAATGGTAACAGCAATGTAAATTCTAATACAGGTTCGTTCTCAGTAACAGGCAATACCTGGTCACTAACAAGGACATAACAAATGGCTATTAACAATGATAATATTACAATAAATGAATATGTTGAAGGGTTTCAACAACTACCTGAATTGGCAAGACTCAATGCCTATAAGCCAGGAGAGCAATTAAATGCTCTCTATGATGACATACAAGCAGGACTATTTGGTGAAGCCGCAAAGACAGGCAAGTTCTGTTCTTACGTTGAGAGCGTAAAAGCGGCATATCCCAAGGCATAAAGTCAACCTGAGTTAAATATACTTGATGTGTAGGGCCTCAGCATTGCACACGTTCATCCCTTAGGAGTTATAGATATGGCTGGCGTATTAGATTTCTCATCGTGGCTTGGTGGCCCTGATGAAGTTAAAGTAGAATCAACATTCCCAAGTAGTGCAAAGACTTTAGTTTATAACTTCGGTCAAAACATTACCAACTGGACTTTCAAACTAGATTGTCAAACGGTTATTGCAGATCCAATTGCATTTGATCGCAACACTGGACAACCTAACTTTGCCAACAGTCAAGTTATCGGATTTACTCCCTATACCTTATTGAGCACCGCTACACATATTACTGTGGTCAGCACTGCCTCTGGTATCGTGAATGTTACTCATCCAGCAAGTATGTATAATGGTCCAATCCTTCCTGATGCTCGTGCTAAAGTGCCCTTAACAGTAGTAAGTTTTACTTGGGCAGATGGTGCGACTCCTCCGCAGGTCAATACTCACCGTATCGTGAAGTTAATGGCTTGGGAGCCACAGGTTCCTACGGGCGATCCAACCACTGCTACCAATTATACTGCAATTTCAGCATAATGAGTAACCGTGGCCTATACATTTACAGTAACTGAAGTTACCCCTACTATTGGTTTGACCGTCAGTCCGGCGGCCAACTTCACTGTGACCAATGCAGTGAACAGTCTCACCATTGCTGAAACAAATCCGCAGTTTACAGTAACCGATGTTCCAGACAATGCCATTACCATCAATGATGATGGTTATGTATTCACACTGACCAATGTTGATAGTTTAGTTACACTGACTAACAGTCCTGCATTTGTAGTCACTGCTACCAATAGTGTTCAAAGTATTGCGGTTACACAGAACACAAACAATTTCAACTTCAGTGCTACCAACATTACCTTTACAGCCACTACGGCTATCGGTCAAATACAGACTGAGAATATGGCTACCATATTCAAAGGTGAGTTTACCAGCACAGCAGGAATAATTTACTATCGCGGACACATTGTTCGCCACAATCAAAATATCTATGTGGCCAATGTTGAGCCTAGTGAGAGAGTTACAAACCCTGCCGCACCTCCTGGCAATGATCAATGGCGATTGATATTCAGCCAAACTGGTCTACAAGGTTGGCAAGTTACTGCCATGGAAAAGGCCTACAATCAAGGTCCTTGGAATGCAGGTGCAACCTATGCTCCTTATACTTGGGTTGAGCATCAAGGTTATATCTGGGAACTAGAAAATCAAAGTGGTTCCTATAATAGCGAACCTACTCGTAACAATCCTTATTGGAAGCAAATTGGTAGTCAAGGTGATCAAGCCTTATTCACTACCAGTTCAGTAACATTCCAAAACTTAACAGTCACAGATAGATTTGTTGCCAGCCGTGGTGTTGTCACTAACTTTACTGTGACCAATAGACTGCAAGCAGGTGCAATCAAGTATCCATTAGGTGCTGGTCTATATGGACAAGTATTAACCACTAACGGTGTTAATGAAGCCAACTGGGTTGATGCCAGTGCTGTTACCACTGCCACAATACGTCCTGCCACTAGAGAAAACCTAGGTGGTGTTATTATTGGCACTGGTCTAAATGTAACGGCTGGTGGTGTTATCAGTATTACCACTGGCACCAATGGAGCCAACATTGGTTGGAACCTAACTGATGATCTAACCACAAATGGATTTGGTATCTACACAGGTGCACCAGATCCAATTAACATAAACTTTCCTGTTCCAAGATTAGAAATTGGTTCAGGTGAACGTAATGCTGTTGATGCAAGTCTATTATTTGAATCAAGGACTAGTTCAACCAGTGTTGTAAAACTTGTTGGTGATACAGTTCGTATTGGATCAGGCAATCCTACATTCAATACAATCAATTATGAAGTGCGTGTCAGCACCAGCGGCACAAACATAATTGGTCCTACTACATTCTCAGGCGGAGAAGTTAGAATCAATCCTGCCAATGCTCATGTGTATCTTGGCAGCACCAGCACATCATTTGGCACAGCAACTAGTCGCATTTATGTTGGTGCACCTATCTATGGTGAATTTAGACCATATTCAGGTAGTTACATAGACATTCAAAGTAAAACATATTTTACTGAAGGCGTCTATGGTGCAGCCAGTATATTACCAGTTAAGACTCCAGCCGGTATACAATTTAATGATGGCACCATTCAACGAACTGCCGCATATTCACAAACTTTTGTATTAACCACTGCTACCAGCACTAGTTTAGGTGGTATTAAAGTTGGTAGTGGATTGGCTATTAATTCAACCACTGGCGTATTGAGTGTTACTGCTGTTCCAACAGATTATACATTGCCTACCGCTGACACCAATGTTAAAGGTGGTGTTAGATTAGGCACAAGTTTTTATATTGGTGAAACACCCGGCATTGGTGTTTATGAAACATTATATCTAAGAACTGCAACATCATCAAGACTTGGTGGTATCTATGTAACAGAACCATTCTTTACTCAAGAAGGTCAGGGCGGTGTTTTAGATATTCGATATGCCACAACATCAACCAAAGGTGTTGTTAAAGTAGGTTTTGGTCTTGCTATTGATGCTGAAGATAGATTATATGTCAATACCAACACTGGCACCAATGCTGTCTATGCTGATGGTCTACATGGTATTGAACTAGTTGGCAGTGAAGTTAGATTAAAAACAGCCACTAATACCACTATCGGTGGTGTTAGGATTAGCAGTAATCAAATATATGGTCTTGTATTAAACGGGGATGAATTAAGAGTAAGACCTGCTACCTATAACGAAATAGGCGGTGTTAAAGTAGGCAATGGATTTAGTGTTGACGGTGTGGGAACACTAAATCTTGCACCAGCCAGCACCTCAACATTTGGTGGTGTTAGATTAGGTTATGGACTTGCACTAGATGAAAACGGATTAACCTATGTTACCATCTCAGGTAGCACTGGCACAACCAGCACCTACACATTGCCTATTGCTTCAACCAGCACACTAGGCGGAGTTAAGATTGGTCGAAACATTACCATTGATGCTGATGGCACAATCAATGCGGCAACCACTGCTAGCGGAACTACTGGACAATTTAATTTAGATAGAGAAAGTTATACCAATGGTTATAGAATTTCCTATAATAATACAGCCACTGGTTATTTTACAAATCTAACATTAACTGCTAATACAGCCACAATGACTGCTGAACGTGGCTATGTTAATCTATCCAGTCCAGAAGTTAAGATAGGCACATCATACTATGGTGGTGATGGGGCAGATAGATATCTAAGTATTAATTCATCTGGTTCTACATTATATAGTAATCAATACAATTATCTAACTGTTGGCACGGGTGCAGTTAGCATTGCCAGTAGTATTATAGGACTTGCCACTACAAATAATAGTGCAAGTTTAAGATTAAGTGATAACGGAAGTTTAATTGCCAAGTCAAGCGTAAATGGATTCAAGTTTGAACTTACTGACAGTTTAGCCCGGATGTATGTTACAACTTCCACTGGATCCGCTAAATTAGTATTACAGGCGGGTGAAAGCACGTTAGAAGCAGATGATACATTGACATTGTCTGCTCCGGTTATCACTAAGATGACCAGTCCGTTTATACAAATGGGTAATCTATATAACAGTAGACTATTTGTAGGAACAATACAAAACTTTTCAGGAACAGGTCCTCCACTATTAGCCGATGGTGTTCAATATGGTGACTTGTCAGTGCAAAGAACAGCATATCCTGGATATGATTACGGTCAAATTATAAGAGGTGCGGCCTACGGTCCAAATGTGCCTTTGGATTTTAATAATACAAGTCTCGGCGTAGACTTTAACAGATAAGGAATAAAGATTATGGCGTTACAATTTAGACGAGGCCCAACTGGTGATTTAGAGCAAATTACACCTCTTGAAGGCGAACCATTATGGAACACAGATACCGATGCACTCTATGTAGGCGATGGTTCCACACCTGGTGGTATTTTAGTTGCTGGTGCAGGTAGCGGTTATTCTGGATCAACAGGATTTGCTGGCAGTCGAGGTTTTACTGGATCGGCAGGATTCAATGGTTCAATTGGATTTAGTGGTAGCCTAGGTTACACTGGATCATTTGGTTTCACTGGATCAAAAGGCGACACTGGCTTTGTCGGTAGCACTGGCTTTGTTGGATCACAAGGTAACTTAGGCTACACTGGCAGTAAAGGTGACACTGGAGAATTTGGTGCATTGGGCTATACTGGCTCAAAAGGTGATACTGGTTTTATTGGCAGTAAAGGTGACATTGGATTCACTGGCAGCAAAGGCGATACTGGTTTTATTGGGTCACAAGGAATTCAAGGTTACACTGGATCTGATGGTAGCGTTGGCTACAGAGGTAGTCAAGGTTTTACTGGATCACAGGGTATACAAGGTAATATTGGATTTACTGGTAGCAAGGGCGAACAAGGATATAATGGATCACAAGGTATCCAGGGCTACTTTGGTAGTAAGGGCGATACTGGCTATGTTGGATCACAAGGCATTCAAGGCTATGATGGTAGTAAAGGTAATATTGGTTACACTGGTTCACTTGGTAATCCAGGTGCCGATGGCGATCGTTATCATACCACAAGTGTTAGCAGCCTAACAATTACAAACAATGGTCAATTGACCTTATACACAGTTGACCTAAACTTAGATTATAGTGTTCAACAAACATTGTTAATTGCATATAATTCTAACAATCACATGCATGCCACTGTTGACACATACAATCCTGCAACTGGACAATTGGTTGTTACTGTTAACAGCAAATCCGGTAGTGGCACATACTCAAATTGGGAAGTTAACCTAGATGGTGCTGTTGGTATACAAGGTTATACTGGTAGCAAGGGTGACACTGGATTTATTGGATCACAAGGCATCCAAGGCGATATCGGATTTACTGGCAGCAAAGGCGACATTGGCTTTGTAGGCAGTAAAGGTGACATTGGATTCACTGGTAGCAAGGGTGATATTGGTTATGTAGGATCACGTGGTGACCAAGGCTTTACTGGAAGTAAAGGAGATCAAGGTTACATAGGTAGTCAGGGTGATATTGGCTTCTCTGGTTCAAAAGGTGATATTGGTTACACTGGTAGTGGTTATGTAGGTAGTCAAGGTGTTGTTGGTGATCAAGGATTTACTGGCAGTAAGGGCGACATTGGATTTACTGGAAGTAAGGGCGATATCGGTTACACTGGTAGTGGCTTCATTGGCAGTCAAGGCGATATTGGTTATGCCGGTAGTAAAGGCGATCAAGGATTCACAGGTAGCCAAGGATTTACTGGTTCAAAAGGCGACGCTGGCTTTGTAGGTAGTCAAGGTGATCTAGGTTACATTGGTAGCCGAGGCAGTATTGGTTTTACTGGATCACAAGGAGA